TATCCATCTTTCGCTTACGCTACTGATGCCTACTCCTTCAAAGAAGGTCATAAGCACCAGGAATATAACGATAGTAGCAAGTGTTAGTGGTCTAACATTCTTGCTTAACCAAGAATCAGATGATAAGTCACTACTCCAACGAGAGGATATCTCCTTTTCTATAGCTGCTCTTATCTCTTCTTTCTCTTCAGGTGTAGATACAAATCTATCTACCGCATTGGCCACCGCATCCACAGTTTCCTTCGCACCCCCTGATAATATTTTCTTTAGAATACTCATAACTAACTACCACAACCTTCGCAATCAGGTTTGTCAATTGAGCAAGCCTTCTCGTTAACCTTTGAGTTCGTCATCTCATCTACGAAATCTGCAAAGCTATCATCAAATCCAATGTCACTGTCGTTCATCTTTTATTATTTATTGATTATTAATATGTCCAGATAACATCCTCTGCCTTAGAGGGGTCATCATCAACGTGTATAAAGTTTTTAGCTATTCCTATTCTGTTAAAACCAGCTTGTAATAAAGCAGATAATATAAGAAACTTCTGCTTTGAGGTAGGTGCGTATATGTCACAGGCTCTACCTGCTATATGGCTGCTGCTTGGTACACCGCCAACCTTCTCGTTATGTGATGGTGTTCTGTAACCACTTGTAATCTTAAAACCACAACCTGCTACCTTTCGGGCATAGGCTATCTTGTTAAGAAACTCCACGTTCATATGTTCGTAGCTCCCCTTAACATCGGGAGAATCAAACTCATTGTACTCAAAGTAAAGGTGGAAATTGTCAGTCAGTTTCTTCATTGTCTTCTTCTTTATGTTCTGGCTCATCCCAATAGAGGAATCTCCAATCGGTATTAGAATTTACATTATTCATTCACTAACTTCCTGTATGTCAACTCAGCGATTAAGGCTGTATAGATGGCGTATAAGAGGTTTAAATCCATAATACCATAGATTATAAGGCTGCACCAAAATGAGAGGCACAGAACGCAGTTAAATGGCTTAAAAGATAGGAACCTTTCCATCACCCAACCATAGGGTTCAAAGATAAATAAATATGAAAATAGAAAACCCAACCCACTTACCAATATCCACTCGTTATAAATATCAATCATAATTTTTCGCTTAAATAATCGTCTTTAGTATATCTAATTAACTTGGTGACTCGCTCACCATTCTCAATAACTACAATGTTACCTTTAATATTCTTCCCATATACATCCTTCCACTTCAATGACACTATTCTATTAGTCATAGTAGAGTATATTATAGATATGATTAGGTTTGCAGCACTCTTACCTTCCTCATAGTAAATAAGGAATTTTTCACAGGTACGCATTACAGCAGCATCTATCAATGCTTGTTCCAACTCCTTATCACCATTGGTAATAAATGCTGAACCCGCTATCTCTAAAGCTCGTTGTAGTATAAAAGCACCAAGAGGTTCTGTTATCCTACCTTTTTGAGCAGACTTTATAGCCTCTAACTCAATCTGGTTTTTGTCGTACCTCATACTGTTCTTCAACTTTGTTTAGTATAGTGATAATAGTAGGCAAGTAATCAGAAAGCTCTGCTGATGTTACGTCAAGTTCTCTTGCCAATCGTACCAATGTGACTGGCTGGCTGTAGTAAACCAGGGCTTCAATTGATTCGTATATATCAAGAATGAAATTCGCTTCACTCTCTGTGATGTCTTCGTAGTGTTGGTCAAAGTTCATAGTATTTAGTAGCTTGTACGAAGGCTGCTCCCCTTAACAGGGTCAAGCTCTTCTATTTTATCTATAAATACAGACTCTTTAGCATATGCTTCTTTGATTTCTTCTGCTGTAGAATCTGTTCCGAGGTTAGCGAATAGTAATGCCATCTCATAGAGATAAAGGTCAACTCTATTCTTAATTAATTTACAAGTCTGGTATGTCTTTTCCATATTAAATTTCTTTGTATCCGTATAGTTTTAATTCTACTCTGAAAATATCTTTCGGTAGAGATTCGTCAACTTCAATTTTAAGTTGCTTAAAGTATTTTTTAGTATCGTCTTTAACCCAGTTACGATGACGGAGGTAATCAGCCGTAAATTTGATAGCAAGAATACAATTATCAGTATCGTACCGAGAATTATGGAAGACGTGAATGTTAAAACTTTCCGCCCAAAACTCATCATAATTTTCAAAGGCTTTATCAAGTGCTGCAAAATATTCTTTTTTATGTTTAACTCTTATTGAAAAATGTCTACCCGAATAGTAAGCATTAAGGCTTGGTGGTTTAGGTAGGTTTAGTGTTATGTTATGCATAGACCTTAGCTTTACTTATATGTAGGTATCCTACTTCCTTGTTTACAAACTGACGTTGTGAGAAGTGTGATGTCTTAGGCATACCCCTTGTCTCCCATACAGGCTCATCCATTGTAGCGAGGTTAAACGCATAAATACCTTGAGGGGTTTCAGATACATACACAGGAATAGTAAGATGCTTCTCTGCTCTTCTAAGTAGCTTGTCGTACTTAGCTTTCTCAATCAGTAAATCATCGTAGTGTTTGTTACGACATTTTAGTTCTATGTCTGTGCTTGTAAACTCAGAGTAACAATCGTAATGATTGTACTCACCCTCAGACCATTCAAGGTCTTTGATGTAGTTATCTTTCAGGTGGTGGAAGAGTTTGTCCTCCTTGTTTTTCCAAGTCATTACTGTTGATTTGTAGCTATCTTCAATAAGATAAGGTAGCCAATTAAATCTTGTACTGTGTCTTCTGTAGCATCTGTTATCCCCTTGCTCTTGATACGCATAAGCTTATCATCTATCCTTGCACATAGGCTATCTACAGCATTACCACGAGAGAAGATGCCTACGGGGTTAAGGGCAGAATCCCCGTAAGCAGCGTTCTTCTCAAGTAGGAGGTTCATAACCTCTGTAGATGTTTCTATTATTAAGTCTCTTGTATTGTTAGTATCTTTCATATTATAAATATACTTACTCGTCTAACAGATTGACTTCTAACTTATAAACTTTATTAACATTACCTTTTTCAATAACCAACCTACCACTTGAAGGGTTGAAGAATATATATCCCAACTCTTCGTTCTTCCCTGTGTAGTCGCTGATGTCCAGCTTGAATAGTGTTTTGTTAATCATCACATCTCCATTAACAGCTACAGTAACCTCCGTTGCGGAGGCTACATTAAACTTCAGGAAGGCACGAATCAATTCTGCAAAGGCTATCTTCCTACTAAGAATTAGACTGTGGGTAAGCGTATTGTGGTTTTCCTTGACTGTCTTTTTCATAGTATCTGTTTTTCATTTTATCATAGAATAATGTTACCGAACCTAAGCCACCTACAATCTTCGGCTTTGCTTTAACTATTGTTATCTTAACTTGGTTATGCTCGTATGGTACTCCGTTCTCATCTTCCAATCCATAAGGACATCTCCATACATTAAGCACCATCATTCCCTTCCTTGACCACTGCATACCCCCAGCAATATCGTTCATCGTAGGAACATCTACATATGGTATTCCGTTCTTGTACTTCGCTTGTTGGTGTTTAGTGTGTACTGTTACAATAGTGTGATAGTTCTTCTCAGCACTGTGCTTACGGACTTTGGTAAGTACCTGGCCGATAGCTATATCATCTCTTACACCGCTTGTTATATCTGTACGAATCTCTGTGAAAGGGTCAATCATACATCCATCTATGGTAATGAAGTTATCTTCTTCTATCATCTCCACTGCTGTGTAGAAACCTTCTATAGATATATCTTGAAGACCGCTATCTACTAAGAAAAAATGCTCATTGATAAAAGACATAGCATCTTCCTTCTCCTCATCTGTAGCCATAACTTTATCGTTGACTAAGAAAGGCTTACGCAGATACACCCATAGTAGTTCAGCGAACACCTCTGTAGGTGAGCCTGTCTCAGGAGTGTACACTGCCCACTTCCATCCACTATACTGTGCGAGGTTTACCATCAGCTCAAAACCAAACTGTGACTTACCTTGGTGCGCTCCTGCGTAGATATATGTGGTACTACCTTTCTTCATTGAGTACTTATCAAACAGACTATCAAAGCCTGTCCAAGCACCCTTCTTTACTCCTTCACTTCTTAATGTGTTGAGAGAATCTCTTACATCTTCTGCTCTGTATATAAATTGTTTCATTGCCCTTATTTTAAATTATTTTTTAAATTCTTTAATATAATCTACTTCTTTATGTGCGAAGCTCCTACTTAATTCCTTCCTTAAATATTCTTCTTTAACGTGGAAATCAAATATCTTTTTTCCTGTGAGCTTTAGTGAAGCCATTATATTCATAATCATCTCTGGTGATGAATTGATATCTTCAATTGATTTCGTTCTTGTAGGTATCTCCATATCCCTATAGTTGTTTATGTATCCGTTACCTCTCTTAACTTTCCAGGCCAACTTAAGACCTACGAGATAAATAATCTGCCCTTCTTCTTTATTCTGCATCTCCTATGTTATTTAAGGTTCCACAATCACATATGTGAAGTTGGTTTAATCCTATTACTATTGGTATCTGTTTATCACATCCTCCACAAAAATACTTATCGCTCATATCACATCTTTATTAGTCTCATTCTACGCTGATACTTTCTTATCAGTAGTGCTGAGTTGGTTAGTTGGTTTTGTATATCATCTGTCCATCCAAATCTACTTGCTTGTATTGATAGGTTTACATTATCTATCATTAACATATCCAAATATTTTTGTACCTCTCTTATGTGTTTATACTTCCTAATCATTTTCTATTCCGTTTAAGTCTCTGTCTCGCATACAAAGCTCTATCATTTTAGACTCGTCTTTGTAGTAAGTTTCAAAAGGTAAACGATTTGCGTAAACCTTTCCATCCTCGTATACTTTCCTTAATATGTCTTTTGTTGTCATTTTCTTTTTATCTTATTACTTTCCAAAGTGTAGCTGGAGTTTTGTGTGCTTTTGGATTTTTAACTGAGCTGAATCCATTAGATTTTATTAGACCGTTTCTTTTAGCTTTTAATACCACTGCACCCCAAGCTCTATTTGAAGGTGGTTCTTCTATCCTATCTGAATAATATTCTCTTATATCTTCTGTCATAAAATACTCCTTGTACCTTATATATTCAATTAGTATAGCATAGGCTTTATCTCCCCAATTATCAACACTTTTATTAGCGTTATCAATAGATTGTTTAATTCCCTCATCTCTTAATACTTCTCCTTGGTTTTTCATTTATCTTTTGTTTTAAAGGTTATAAAGGGGAGTCAGATGTACTTAACCACAAGTCTTTTTATATTTAGTTTATATAAACTGCTCCCCTCTATGATTAAAGGGAGGTGGATACTTACCCAAGTAAAGACTAATAATATTAGTACAACCACCTCACCTTATTCTATCGCTTACGCTCAATATACCTAGACCACATTTTGCCAGCCCAAGCACTGCGTTGCGTTTTGTTTGGATACAACTTTCTTAACCTCGCATTCGCTATGCGAAGGAATTGCTTCATTTCTTTCATAAGATATTGATTTAGAAGGGAGGGGGGAATTGAACCCCCCTTTAGCCTACTCCGCTATAAACCGTTTCCCTTTCAGACTACTAAAATAAGTCGTCATCTGTTGCGTTTGTTGCCGCAACTGGTTTGAAATCCATCGTAGGAATCTCTGCATAAAACCCACCGTCTTTTTTAGACTTGAGGTCAATGTTTACCCAACCTCTATCATTGAGGTTAGCTTTTAGTGTTTCAAGGTCTGAAGCTTTC